TCATTGATGACCTGATTGTAGTAAGAAGATGAAATGTTCGTGTTTGTGATCGCGGGAAACGCTGGGCTTACCGGGGGAGTATAATTCCCTGAACCATCAAAAGGCATTACTTATCTCCGAGTTTATTGGCAATCAGAGCTGCCACGAGCTGAGCCATAACATCCTTAGCAATCGGTGGAGCATTGACAGCATCAGGGGCAATGCCGATACCTTTGGAGAGTAGGGCTCTAGTGACCTGGCGGGCCCCCGGCGCATAGAGCGCAGCCATAGCTGGAACCCCAAGAAGAGTTTCCAAACCCAATGCTGCACCTTGATGACCCGAAGCCTCTGCCCCCGCAGCAAGCAAATGAGGAAGTCCGAGAACCCCAGCTGTTTTCCAGAAGTTTAAAGAACTCGGAGCAGCTTTCTGTCCCATGATCCTCTGGCCAGCCTCAGCATAAGCTTGGTCAAAGGCCCGTCCGGTTGCACTATTTACCTTGTTTGGAGAATTATCCATCTTCCTAATTGAGGCATCATACTGCGTTGGAGAGTTGAGATTATCAGGATTCGAGCCTGCTCGATTGGTGGCATCATAGACAACTTGACTTCGAGCATAAGCCCGATCAAGAGCTTGGAGTTGTGGGCCTTCCACAGGATTCTGTCTCACAATCATGTCTTGAAGATGCTGCTTGATGTCCCCAACATGACCAAGCATTTCACGAGCCTGCTGTGGTGTCATAACTCGATTGTCCATATTCAGGCTCGAATCAGCGAGACTACGAAGCTGATCCTCTACCCCACCGAGTTGTCCGCGGGTTGCCTTGTAGGAAGCTCCGGTATACCCACCATTCTGATCCAGCAGTGTCCCTTCCAGTGGCCGAACATTCTGCACATAGTAGCTAAAAGGCTTCCGACCCATCTGGGCAATATCTTGCTCTTTCCCTACCATTCCGAGCCCAAAAGTATTATCCCTCGTCCCCGAGATATTAGGAAGCAAGTTATCATAAGCCTGATCCAGTCTATCACGCATGATAGCATTTCCAGCCGTTCCAGGCTCTGTCCCTGGAGGCATCGTCGCATCGACTTGTGGGCTAGGAAGCCCCTCATTTGCAAGAGCCAATGTCCGCTCATTATTATTCAGATTATAAGAACCCTCCGCATTTTCCCTGGCTCCCCGGACAATAGGTACATCCAGCAGCATCTCTTCCAGCCGTCCTGCGCCAATCGCTTGAGGCGTCGTCAGATCAACCCCTTTCAATTGCGCTAGATCAGCAAGCTGCTTCTCACCCATGAACCCTTGGGCGCCTCGCACGGCAAATCGCCCGCCAACGGCTCCTAGGGCGCCAATCCCGCCACTAGCGGCGATGTCCCCTAGCGAACCTCCATTATCCGCCGTGGTGAGGCTCCCATGCCCCGCATTCGCCGCTACGTCCGCAATCACCGCCCTCTTAGCCGGATCATAAAGCAGCTTCGGTAGAACAGCCCCTCCAACCTCAGCAGCTTTTCCGAGCCCGGCTGAGATTAGTTTATCCCCTCCGAGAATCCCGGTGATTTGACCTGCCAAACTCCCGGTAGTTGAAGCCGTCGGATTGGCCTCGTTGGCCAGTTGTCCAGCTTCTTTCTGCTTGTCTGTTTCCAGCAGATGGGAAATATCAGCCGTAGCAGAATCAGCATAGTTGCGGAGGAAAGTCGGGAGAGGCTTCGACCCTTCTACAGCCGAATACTGTTCCTGTGGAGTCAGGGTTCTGATTGGATCAGGAATCCGTGTCGTGATGTGATTGGAAGGATCGTTAAACCCTTCCACAAACTTCTGAACCTCAGGATTGCTTGGGTCAAGAGGTTGAGCAGAACCTGGCAGATATTTCTGCTGCAAAGCATTCCGCATATCAACGTACATTTCTGGTGTCAGCTTCCCGCGAGGGATTGAAGCCAGAAACGCTGCGTGTTCCTGTTGAAGCCCATCAGGCCATTTGCCTGCTTGTTCCGTAGTAGAAGTTTGATTATTCGGAGCTTCTGCCTGTCCATTGGGAAGATAATGCTGTTGTGCAAGCGTTGCTGGAATACCTTGAATATTCTTATAATAATCCATAGCCTCTGGTGGAAGCGCGTATTTATCAAACATGAGTTTCCCAGCACCAGATTGCACAATTGCTCTGGAAGCCAGATTATTCCAATTACCAAAGGTATTTCCAATCTCCTTTGGTGTATCTGCAGGAGTTATGCCATAAATCCCAAGATTGACTATACCTTCTTCTGGAGAATATCTTGCACCGGCTACGTGGGCAGCGGCTTCCAGAGCCCCCTTGAAAGATTTATAAGCTTCTAAACGATCTTCGGCTCTTGCAGGCTCATAATGATTCAGGTAGTAAGTTCGGGCAGTCAGTTGCTGCTGGAAAGGGGTTTCACCCGGAGCCAAGGGCCCAAGATGCTGAGCAAAAGCCTCTTCCCCATAGCTGGGCTGTAAAAGTGTTGGATCTTTCTTATAAATATCGTGCATAGTTGAGAGGCTGCGAAGAAGCTGAACAGCCACACCAGCTGCTCTGCGCTCCTCGGCATCAGTAGTGATACCACCTTGTGCACTTCTTGCAAGCGCATCTGACTGCGCCTTTGCGGCTTCTGCTGCTGTTGAGACCTGCTCATGGGCAATGCTTCCGCCCTTTTGGGCGTTACTCAGAGTATAGTCTGGACTATCTGGCAGTACAACATTCGGATTGAAGCCTCCAGGAGGAGATACCACAACAGGTCGCGGGGCTGCTTGCCGGGCCCTTGCCGCAGCCAACACCGCTTGCACATCAGGAGGAAGTTGATCAGCCATCTTAATTCCCCACAGAAATTCCATTTGAAGCCAGCCAGCTATCCGCCGACTGCTTGCCGAGAGTTGATGTCAGATGCTGATACCCCATCGGATCGATGCGACGAGCAGACTTGGCTTGGACCATAATCGACCCAGCCGTATCAAAAGGATCAGCAGCTGCTGCTTGTGGTTGAGCAGTTGGTGCCACAGGCGTCAGAGGGTTACCATTCGGAACACTCTGGATTGGAGCAACTGGTGCAGCAGGAGCAGCTGCCGAGCCAGGAAGCCCACCATTGTTGATAAACCCATTCGCGACTGGATCAGCTTGTTGCGGGCCTCCTGAAGGCGGTGTTGGAAGTCCTGCGCCAGTCCTTCCCGTCCGCATACCATAGATTGCCGGAAGGTTATAAGTCACAGAACCATCAGGATTTCTTGTCGTATTTGCTGATGGATCACTGGGAAGTACAGCACCTGGCTTCAGCAGAGCCGGATCAAGTGCAATACCTCCGATATTTTTCAGATCGTTCGGAGTCGTCAACTGCCCACCAGCGAAACTGTGAACACCACCAGCCTTGTCGAGCCCCATCGTAACCCTCATTGGACCATTAAGCCCTTGAGCGATCAGATCCGTCGGAGAGACCTCTGTCTTATTTTCTTGAAGCTTCTTCGCCCCAGCCTCAAACTGCCCCAAGACTGGCTGCACCCAAGGGTTTTGCCCCCATTTCAGTGTCAGTTGATCCGCGGGCATACCTGCCTGAACATCCTTGGTAAAGTCCTGCATAGCCTGCTGCCGCGTGCCCATCATGGCCTGGGTTAATCCAGCATAGCCAGCATTATTCGCCTTGTCCATCTTCTTCGCCATCAAGGCCTGGACAAGACTGGCAATCGGTTGCAGGTAGGAAGTCTGATTTGGCCCACCGCCTTCTAAAGCCTTCTGACGAAGCTCTTGAGCGATCTGCATCCGCTGCATGAGCTTCTGCTGATCTGCCTCATACCCCGTAGGAAGTACAAGCTTTGGAATCGAGACATCACCGATATCAGCCATCTGAACTATCCTAATTAAGCCATAATGGCGGCAGAACCAATACCGCTCAGACCAGAAAGCATTCCACTATACTGATTCATCTGCATCTGGTACTGTTGCAATGCCGCCGAATACTGACTCTGTGCAGCCTGCATGAGTGGGGCCGATTGAGCTTGTGCTCCTCCAGCCACATTCCCAAATGTCGGGTTTTGAACCTGCCCACCAGTTCTCAGAGCATTCAGTGTATTCAGTGGCTCAGTCTGGAAGTAAGCACCTTCCTGAATTGCCTGCTGTTGTGCCTGGTTTGCAAACTGACTACCAGCAAGACCTTGGTTAAACTCTTGATTCTGAGCCAGGTTCTGCTGATTAGCACTGGAAAGGTTCTGCGCATAATTCTGTTGCTGAGTTTGCAGCGCATCCTGGATCTGGTTCTGAGCTTGTTGCTGGCCAGCAACAACTGCTGCGGCTTTTTGCTGAGCTTGATTTGAAGCAAGTTGTGTATTCGCATAACCAGCAGCTTCTGATCCACCCTCAATACCCTGATTTGCCAGCTGAGCTGCAAGTTGCTCGCTCTGCTGCTGCTGACTTGGAGCCATCTGCGTCAGCATAGCCTGTGTGACAGCATTGGCATTGGCTGTATAATCGGCAGGATTAATAGCTGAGGTCGTCGTCGGAGCGACCGAACCTTGAACTTGCGTCGGAGTTGCAGCCAGTCCCTGTGTCAGTGGATTAAACTGACTCGCATTCAGTGGTGTACTTGCAGCATTTACAACTGCTGGCATAGTCCCTAGAGCTGCTGAGTTCAGTCCCGTCGACAGACTTGTATTCTGGTTAAACAGCTGCTGCTCTGCCGGCGACAGACTCGTCGTGGCAGTTGCTTGGGGAATATAATTCCCATTCTTATCTGTATAACCCTGGCCTGAACCTGGTTGCGAATAGCTATAAGTCAGATTACCATAAGGAGTAATCTGATTATCTTGATTAAGCTGATTGTTCGCAACCGCAGTCTGCGTATTCGCAGATCCCTGCGCAACGGCTGCTGCTGTATAGTCAGGTGCTGCTGGAGCGCTTGGTTTGCCCACGATATTTTTCCCTTAAGGATAGCCATTTGCACTGATCTTTTCCCAGAGTATAGATCAGTAAATCCCCTTTCGGGCTGGCATCCTTGAGGGTAGCCTCAAGCGAGAAACCGATGTTCTCAATAAAATTCCTGGAATCGAAATTCTCTGACTCAACAGGAGAGATTATCTTATTAACTTTCAACTGCTCGAAAGGATAGTAAAAGCAAAACCAGAGAAATTCTCTATTCAGCCAAATTCTACCCTCTCCGACACAATGAAGCATGACACTCGCCCCATTGCAACCTTCAAATAAACAAGCTGCAATAGGCCCGACGCCATCTTGCCAGAGGCCAATAATAGATCCTCTACCAGGATGCCATTCCATATGAAGTCTCTGGGCAATCCAAGGACCATAAAGATCCTCTTGTCCTATGAGAATCCGCTTCACAGAAAGCCAGCTGGTTTAACAAGTAACTGTGTTGCTGTCCAAGCAATATTACCGGTCGAGGAAGTTATCTGCATTCTCAAAGAGTGCATAAATCCAGGTTTGGAGGGAACTGTCATCCACTGAGGGACTACAAAATCCGTGGAGTTAATATCCCCAGTGCTGGACCATTCTGCTTGATCCCAGAGAGATATGTCCCAAGCAGCTGATTGAATTTGATAAGTTTGAAGATTATTAGCCGCAGAAGTTACGAAGTCTGTATCTACCGCATAGCTGATAGCCAGTTGTCCACTGGCCTGAATATAAGGCATTATTGAAGTTATCTGAAGACCAGAATTCGAACCGAAGTTATTATAAGCTTGCGCAATAGTCCCTTGAATTGCAGAACCCGAATCACTAACTCCAGACCAACCTTGGTAAACCACATGCCCAGATGCGAAGAAGAAGTTCCCTTGATATTCTGCCAGACAACTAGCATTCCAACCAGTAAACCTACACCAAGCTTTTGTAATCGTATTCATTACGAACTGATAGCTAACACTATCCGTCGCAACAGGTATATTTACAATCAGAGCACTGGCTGACTTATGCACAACCATATCCCAATCAGGGTTGCTTCCATAAGTCTGGGCTGCGGCTAGAAAAGCCCCATCGATCTGAAAGCTTACATTCAGCGAGTGATCAATCACAACAGATTGCATCAACTTACTAAGAGGAAGAATCCCATTCTGACTAAGATATAAAAGATCACCACCATAATCGCAAAAACACTTATTACCAAGAGGCGGAGGGCAATCAAAAACACCCACCAGAGCCCAAGTCGAACTCGAACTCGGGTCAGTCCCTTGGTAGACAGCAAGCTCTCCCATAGTCGTAACAATGATGAAGAAGTCATCTGGACCAGCTCCTGAATCTAGTGACCAAGTTCCCATAGCGACGAGGGAACCACCCTTCTTGAATAGATGGCCTACGGGAAAGACTGAAGCAGCCCCAGCAATACTCTCTACAGGAAGATACCAAAGATTCATGGTTCCTTCCTGGATCATCCAGAGGCGAACTTTATGAGAGAGAAGCTGCGAGATGTTGGAAGTGTTTACACCTGTAATAGCATAAGGAGTACTTACCCCGGTAACGCTGTAAAATGAAGTTCCATCGTAAATGAACATCGGATCAGTGCCATTGGCTCCAATCAGAAACTGCCCCCCAGGGGTTGCGAAGTTCTGGGCCCGCCATCTCCCATTGGAACAGCTCAGCAGAGAACTACCAAAAGCCCCTGCGTTCGTTGCATCATAAATTCCTGTATTAGTCGCCGCAAAGAGTTTCCCACCAAACTGAGCTTGATAACTCAGCAAACTTCGAATATTCCCTGGTGCACCAGTCCTCCAGGAAGTTGATCCTGGTCGCAGTGTCAATGACTGTACCCCAGGAAAACAATTATCCAGCACATAGGCGTCAAGAGGCTTCATATCTGCTGGATTACCAACAGCATTCCAGCCATTATAAGGACAGGGAAGAGCAATCTTCTGTGCATCGACCTCAGGTTGTACCTGAATCGGTCGAGTACCACCTCGGTTGCCTGTGCGGTTCCGGCCTCTCACCGGACATTCCAGTTACCAGAGGGGACAAAGATGCCTGGGCCGACATCTGTGAGCTTATCTTCGCTGACATTGATCTTCCTGGCGGTTTTGTTTCTCGCCACGAAGTTGTTAAGCATATCGAAGTATCGGGTCTGATCCTCGGTATAGGGTAGACCCTTGATCTGCTTCCACCGATAAGCTAAACCTTTCGCTACGATTGCTTCAGGAAATACAAACAGATCAGTATCATGAAGTGGCGTTGCCTGAGCTGTTCCTGAAACACTGGTCGTAAACCAGCTGCTGATATACTCAAAGGCTATCTGGCTGAAACCGCCTGAAGAGGATGGAACTGGATTGATAAGCAAATTTCCACCACGAATGCGGTACTTATAATTTGGAAGTGAGTTTGGCAGAGCCTTTAACTGCTGCCATTCCACCTCATTCATCGGACCAATCAGGGGCAGCATTCTGGTCCTGTCATAGAATGTGTCATTGACAGCCCACTGATAGCCATTCGGACAAAGCGTCGTCATGGCTCCTTGGCTCTCAGTGCCAGTCAATGTAAATAACGCTTCCTGAGTAAGAACCTGAAACTTAGATTCCTGTACTGTCTCGCTAAGAACATCCAGCAATGCCGCATAGATCTGTTGCACAGTCGTATCCTGACTGTTGATTACAGACGTCGGCACAACCAGACCATGAAGGCGGCAGAAGTTCTGAACAACAGTCAGGATTGACATGACAAATCCTTACTTACGAGTGGAGACGAGTTGGGGTTCTGTCTGGGCAGCCTGCAGAGAAGTCAGGGTCTTTTCCATGACCTCCAATCGAGCTTTGAGTTCGGCGTTGTCGGCTTCGATAGCCTCATTCCGTGTTCTAAGAACATCAAGTTCAGCCGCAGATTTGCCATTTTCTGCCGAGTCCAACCAGGCTTTAGCCTTGGACTTCAGGGCCCGCCCACCCATACCGATCCGGGCAAGCCCTTCTTCTGTCGCTTCAGCAAGCTCTTCCATCGTGCGGATATTGGCTGCCTGGATCATCTTGATCTGAGCAGGCGAGAAGAGTGAGCAGTTGAGAATCGACGTTCCAAATTCGGGAACTTCTTGCCCATCCTTCCACTGTTTGTAAGCCGAGCGATAGGCCTGCAACCACGAGGCCGGGATACGCTCTTGCTTGACGCCTTCTTCCAAGCTCAAGAGCCAATCCGTGACTTCCTTTTCCAGGCGATCTCGCGTTCCTGCTGGTGTCACGAGCACGAAGTCCACATCCTTCGCCACGTAATGACCAGCTTCGACTGTTGCTGCGCGGTCCTCTACAGCCCGGCGTTCGAATACAATATAATTGGGTTTTGGTTCGTCTGCCATGATAATCTCCTGAGCAGGGTTTAAGAAAAAGTCCCAGGGAGGGAGAGTTCCCTGGGACTTCCAACAAGATCAGATTAAGTAATCTGACCCTGAGCCATCGAGCGATTCAGGTGCGCGACGTTGTAGTAGATCGTGCCGTTGTTGTAAGTTCCCGTCACGGAACCCGAAACAGCGGCTGTCGTCGCGGCCGACAAGGTGACCTTGTTCTCACCTGGATCGATGTCCACGACTGTCGTACCGGCGGCGATACCAGTTCCACTGAGATAAATCCCATTGAACCAGCCATCGACATTCGAAACGAACAGATAAGTCGCGTTGCCGGGAGCATAGCAGTTTGCCTTGACAATCGTCGTAGTCGCGGGGGCCACGATCTTTGCATCAAGAATCTGCTTGCCTGAGGACAGTGCACCAGCCTGGCCGGCCGCACCGATACCGAAGGTTGCTGCTGCCGCCACGCTCGCCGTCGAAGAGACCGGAACGATACCCGATACCTGGACCCAGAAGTAGTTGCCGACCGCTGCAGTCACGCAGGCCACACCGACCATGCATCCCAGGTTTGCGGTATTCGCGATCGGTGCTGCGTCATAGCGCCATCCTGCCGACTGAAGAGTCTGGGTCAAGGTCACCAGTGCAAACTGCGGACATGCCGTCGCACAGTAGCAATAGAGAAATTCACCCGAACCCCACCAGGTATTTGCGGCCTGTGCGAGGAAGCCCGTCTGCATCCGACTTGTCGAATCAGGCAGACCGTAGAAGGCAATCTGCTGATTGCCAATCATACCATCAACTGCATATTTCATTGGAGAGTCCTTTCTTAACTACCGGGGATTTGCAATTTCAACCCCCCGGCAATTACGCCTTCAGCACGCCCTGCAGCCTGCGGTTTGAACAGACGATGTTCCCCATCCAGAGAACCGGAATGACCGCAGCGTCCTGGTTGTAGGGCTTCTGGTCATCTTGGACCGAGAGGTTCGCATCCTTATGGACCACGATTTCAAAGTACTCCGTGTTCAGGAAGTACATATGAGCGCCGGGGATACCGCTGCCACCGTCGAAGATCACATCGGCGTTCTTGTATTTCAGACTGGTGAAACCACCATCAGCATCGCCGGCCGAGGTGTAGCGTTTGATCGCGACCTGGCTCTGTTCATAGAACGTAAAGTAATCATTCGAAGAGACGATCAGATCTGGCTTGTCATCACCGCGGACCTGGTTCAGCCAAAGAGGCAGCATCAGCTGCGTTTCCATGGTCGTCGAGGAAGGGGTGACCGCACCGCCGCCCTGGATGGGGTTGGCTGCAGACTGCACTGCCGGCGCCCAGAACGACCAGGCACTAGCATCGATACCGCCAACCACGCCGACGCCGGAATCGGCCACGATGGCTTGAAGTCCACCGATCTGGTTCGGAAGCGTACCATCAGCATAGAGATCATAGCTGAAGTTGTTCTTGAAGGTCCGCATCGCGTTCTTGATACGGGCCTTGGCCAGCTTGACAATCGCCGAATCGCCGGAGTTGCTGCGGAGTTCGAGACCACTTGCCACGACGTTCAGAGCGATCTGACGCCACTGAAATTCCGCCGCTGTGATGACGTCGGACTGCTGGATGTTCAGAATATCATATCCCGAATACCGCTGATAGGTCCCATTGTTGTTGTAGTCCAGCGGCTGCGCGATGGTCAGACCACCATCTTCAGTCCGCATATTGCCCTTCTTCATCAGCCGCGCATAGAGCGCGTTATTCTTGCTGACGTTGTCGATGACGTCTTTGGAATGCTGGCGCCACGTGGTGGAGACCAGTTCCGTAAAGGTTGCACTCGGAGTTGCCATTGGTCAGTCCTTTGATTAGGAGCGCTGCTTGATAGCAGCAAGGGTTTCGGCCATGGTGTCATCCATCGTACCAATCGGGGTCGTTCCACTCCGAGGCTTTGGATTTGCCCTGAGATCAGCAGCTGTTGCCGCTGCGACTTTTTGTCCACGCTTGTTCAGCTTTTCCAGCGCGGAGTTTTCTGCGTCGGTTTTCAGCCGATCGATCTCCTTCTGCCTGGTTGCTGGGTTAGCATAGACCGCCTTGTCGTAGGCGTCCTGGAGAGTGGTGGACACTCCAGAGTTGATAAACTTGGCAATGTCGTCGACAAGTTCATCAAAATAGGGATGAGCAGGGTCTTTGGCGAAGTCATTGACTTCCTGCATAACTCGGGATTGAGCAGCTTCCTGTTCGCGGGCTGAGAAGGTCTGTTGGCTCTTTTCAAGCTCATTGATCTTGGCTTGAAGAGATTGGATTTCCGGATTCGGCTGTTTGTAAGTCCCAGCTGCATCCAGATGCCGCGCAATCGCGACAAGATCCAAACCATAGCTTTGAATCATCAAAGCCCCAAGTTGAGTCTTCTGCTCCGGGGTGCCACGGGACAAGAGGTAATGATTCGACGCAAAGTTCTGAAACATCTGGACAGGATCGATACCTTCCTGATCCAGGATCGGTTTGTAAGGCGCGACGACCTGGGAATATTTATCCCCGACCTCCGCGCGACCTTTGTACTCCTCGATCCCTTTAAAGATGTCCTGTTCGCGCTTGAGGATTTCCTGTTGAACAGTGGGATCGATCGTGGCCCACTTGGCGATTGCTTCCTTTGTCCAGGTTTCCGGAGCACCGACAGCTTGAACAGCCGTGGAGTTCTCACCTGTCTTTTCTGTTTGGGCAGGCGACGTCGGCTCAACAGCAGTAGAGGTGCTTGCCGGAGCCTTCGCCGCCTGCCCCTCAGCCGAGGGTTCTTTCCCACCGGCATCTTCGCCTTCCTCCCCCTGCCCGAAGAGGTCGGCAGAAATGTCTGCTAGTGCAGAGGTGGTGTCGAACTCTGGCTGAGATTCAATAACAGGTTGAGTAGTTTGTTCGGTCATGGCAGGATTCCTTACAAGTTCGGAGTTGCGCGAGTGTACGCCAGATCAACCCCACCTCGGGTTAATTCGTTGTACAGAGTTTCACGCTTCTCAGATGGCATAGCTTCGATTTCTCTTTCAACTGTGTTTTCGATCCTGGTTTCGAGAGCGGCTTCATAGTCTGCTTTGCTTTGCAGATTAGCTTCCTTTTCCCCAGATTCCAAAACTCGGCAATCTTGTTTTCGAAGGTTCTCTTCATGTTGGCGTTTGGAGCTGATCCACTCACCTGTAACAGGGCAGTTATACCCGGTATTGTCGACAATGAAGAACCTTGGGGCAGTAATAGTCTTTTCCGCGTCGGCTCCGCAAGCGCATTTTTGAGATGCTTTGTAATCCGAGAGGGGAAGCAATCGATCGAAGGGATGACCTTCAGCACAGATATAAGAATAAAGAGGCATGGCAGTGCTCCTACGGGGCTTGAGTTTGCTGTCGGGCAGCAGCGGCTTTGGCTTGAATAGCCTGAAGGTCGCGCTCGTGCTTGGCCTGGGCCAGAGCCTCGTCGCGAGCGAGTTGAGCCATTTGCTGACTATGGGCCTGAAGATCGGAATTATGCTTCAAGGCATCGAGTTGGGCCTGTTGTTGCATCAGGGTTTGCTTGTGCTGGAACTCTTGCTCTTCCATCTGCATCTGCATTTGGGCTTTTTGCAGATCCGCATTAGCTTGGATCTGAGCGACCTGTTCCTGGGCCTGTTCAGAAGGTTTTGGACCTTGCTGGCCCTGAGGCTGTGGAGGCTGCATCTGCTCGATGTATTCTTCGATTTGGCTGCCGAAGTTATACCTCCGAACGATTGCCAGCATGAATTGTTGGGCCACGCCGAAGGGCATAACGCCCTCCTGAATCAGAGGTCCGAGACCATTGAGAAGTTGGCTCATGGCATTCATGATGTCAGAGATGTCTTGCTTGTCCTGACTGTTCTCAGAATCAATTGTGGAATTGGTCTCAATGTCGCAGCGATAGCGCAGCCCAATACTGTCGTGGAGGAGTTTTTGAAGATCTTCCCAACTTGGCATTTGAAGAGCCTGAGCAATCTGCGGAGGAAGCTGCGGAGGTGGCGGGGTTTGAGGAGCAGGTGCTGGCGGTTGCCCAGGGATTTGTGGTGGCTGGTGGGCCTGCATCGTCGCAACGGTCTGCTGGTACTGCCCCATCAGCTCCTGGTGTTTGGAAGTGATCTGGGCTTTTTCGTTATCTGTCAGATAAGGAAGTCCTGTCATCTGGCGAAGAGTTTGGATATCAAATTTCGCTGCAGCGATCTCCAGCATAATCGCCATGCAGTCACGGCAATATCGCTGAACTTCCTTCTGCATCCGACGAAGCCGAAAAGTCCCCCATTGGTTTTTTAATTGCTGCGCAGTTGCGGTTTCGGAAGCCACGCTGGCCCCGCGGAGAATATCAGAAATCCCCGTAATCTCATAGATCACATTCTTGACTTGCTCGCGTTGGCTGTACAGCTGTTGCGCTGTCGCGGCCAGATCATTGATCGGAACTGTCCAGATCAGCTGATCCATCCCTGTCCCATCTGGCATAGATTGAACATTCTCGACAGGAATCAGTTCATTGTCATCTGCTTGAAGAACTTTGTCAATCCCTTCAATAGTGTTGTTATACATGCCACGGTACTTGATAGCCCGGATGATGGCCTTCAATCGAATTGTAAGGTTGTTCAGCTCTTGAGCCTGGCTGCGGTAGTACTGATACAGCGGTGTCGGAATCAGTGTCGTAACCTTCTTCGTGAAGTTCAGCGGCTTCGGAACAGGGAAGAAGCCCAATAGCCCGAAAGGGTCTTCGACGATTTTCAACGGACCCTGCTTGTAAACTGGCGAGAAGAACATGATCTTTTTCTCGGATTTATCCCAAATCTCATAGACCTTGAAACTCATCACGCCGGCAAGTTCGTCGTTCTCGGACTTGTCTTTAGCTGATTGCTCAGAATCCCCCATGTAGGAAGTATCTGTGAAATCAATCTTTACATCAGGGAAGTTGGATTTGATCTCATCCTGATCCATATCCCATTCGAAGCCAATCCAAGGGACTTTTTTCCAGCTTCTGGCATAGCCGTGGAAGAACTTGTCCCAGCGAGCTGCTTCACCAAAGACCGCTTCGGAAGCCTTTCCGCCATCAACATACTTGAACCTCGTCACCCCGCGATTGACCAGGAGGCCCTCGAGAACTGCCTGAGTAATCGTATCATCGAAGGTGTCATAGGCTTCGGAATCTGCCTCGACGAGGTACTTCAGTGTCCGGGTGCCAACTTCGCTGACAATTTTCCCAATCGGGTCGGCATCTTTGAACCTCCGAAGCACCATCGGAATCGGGGTTTGAGAATAAACTGCCGGGATAAGCGTTTCCGTGTTCGAGTACAGAATCGCGAAGGGGGTTTCATCAGGCTTCTTTGCCTCGTAGATGTCGATGATCTGTCGACTGGTATCCCGATAAGTTTTCTCCCTTTTCAGTGCTGAGAGAATCTCCCCATTCCAGAAGGAGTAAAGAGCTTCGCCGCCTTTGGGAGGGATAACTTCTCCAGGATTTGTTTCAGACACGGGCTTCTTCCTTTTGTAAGCGTTTGCGCTTGTTCTGTTCAACGAGTTCAGAGATTGTAAGTTCATTCGGGAGTTTAGGGAGCCGGAGCTTCTGTGGGCCTAGAGATAACTTCGGCTTCCAGGGCCTAGACATACAAGCATAGCGGACTTCATCTGCTACGTGGTCTTCACCATCGGTGTCGAGGTCTTCCATGTTTCCATCGTCATGCTGAAGAATAGGAATAGTTCGGATGAAGTCTTCGCAGTTATCTGCGATGTACATCATCGGGATGCCATTTTCTCCGACGAGTCGCTGGCGGAATTGTTCCCAGCCTGGCTGACGCTTGTTGTCGGCCCGCCGCCACTTACAAGCTTTCATACTCTCAGCAATTGAAGGCCCACCATTCCTAATAAATATCGCGGGATCAGCAACTGCGAACCTAATTCGCTCCTCATGCTCGAAGTCCAGAATCCCTCGACTAACAGCATCGGCTGTCATCAAGAGCCCCTTATTCGGCCCAGAAGCCCCATACCATTCCCGATAGCGGAAGATCGCTCCGAAGGGGAGCGGATTCTCCCTAGGCCAGGTTCCATCGGCAATCGCCCACCAACCGACTGAGAAGGGTCTTGCCGACCCCCAGTCGAATGAGCGGAAGCGAACTGTCTGCGGAGGAGCTTCCTTGAGAATCTTTGCTGATCTGCAGTGAAGTTCCTCGTTAAACTCTTGGAAAAAGGCCCCATCAACGATGTCCCAGTTGCCCTCAAGCCAGGCTTTGACCAGAGCTGCGGAGCCTGACTGTCGGAGCCTGAGAACATAGGTCGGATCATTCCGCATTAGAAGTGTGTTATCCCCAAGCTTTGAGGGTATGAAAACCCTGCTCAGAGAGACCTCCATCTTCTCGCCTTCGACTTCGATAATCTCAGTCTCAGTGATGATTTTATAGCCTCTCGGCTCTGGATCGATATATCTCCGCTTTACCCACCCATGTCCAGGACCCCCAGGATTGCCAGTAAGCCGCATTCCGACAGGAACACCAGAACCAGAACGCAAAGTAGCACGAAGTTTGTCAATCGGACTGGACGATGGGAAGTTAGTGACTTCCTCCACATATACGCGTGTATAGTTGTGGCCCTGGTATTCCTCGGCATCCGAATCCCTTTCGAGATAAACGAATTTAAGCCGTCCACCGCCGGGCATCTTCCATTCGGCTTTTTGCTCATTGTATTTCGCGCCTATCTTCGGAAAAAGAATTTTGGTTCGCGCAATGACTTCTGCAAGTTGCTTGAACTTTCTCCGAACAAAAATTCCAATTGCCGCTTCACCATAAGTTGATGAGTGCTCAAGCCAATCTCCGATAGAGCTTTCAGTTTTTCCTCCCCCACGAGCGCCTCCGTAGAATACTTCGAAAACAGGGCATTGGATCAAAGCGGTTTGTGGGCCTTCTTGAGGAGTCCAGAGGACTTCTTTCCCATCCATGAGCAACGGTTGGGCCATGGATTATCCTTCTATTACCCGGCCTGCGTGCTGGCGGGCCCACTGGTTCGGATCTTCCATCTTCGGAGGCAGTGGAATAACGAAGTTGTTATTGATATTCGTCATCGGGGCTCTAGCACCAAAACCAAGAGCCTTTGTCGTGACTTTCAATGCCTCCAGAGCCAAGTCTGGGTTCTGCGTCGCATGAAGTTTCTCAGCCAGGATATCCAGACTCTGCATAGCAAGCCCGTTCATACGCTCTTCAATCGTGGCTATGAGAAAAGGGTCAGTGACCTCCTCCCGACGCTTGGCCAAAGCCGCCTGAAAAGCATCCGAACCCATGATTCGGGAAATCCAGGGTACTGAACGATCGAAGGTTTTTGCCAGTTCATTCTGCGTTATGGCAGGGTTCGCTATAATCACATCGATCATAGCTTCATGATTGTACTTCGTCTTCGCAATACGAGAGTAGCTTTGGTCATAGCCCTTGGCAGTGGCTATTCCAGCATACTTTGGATGGTCGAGAGGATAGAAGGTCCTTCCATTGACCTCAATCCCTCCATCAGGAAGAGTCTCCGCACCTTCCGTATCGCAGGCATCGAGGTACTCAGTGTAAAAGAAGGGATGGCGGGCCTCGATCCCTTCCGTCATCTTGTCATAATCCACAAAGCTCATGTCATCACCTCTATTTCATCCTCAGCTACCAACTTCGCGACCCGCCGGTCAAGTACTTTTTGCGGCCTTTTAACCCTCTAAACCCCCGAAGATTTCCTTCCTCAAACCCCCGTTAATTTCGGAGGCTTTTGGCTGGAAATTCTACCACCTTTTCCACCACTCAGCTGACCAGAAAGAGGGAGTTGGAAAATTTGGCCCAAGTGTAGCGAGTGGAGAGCCGTTAACATCGCCCCCTGGACCATCCCCCTGCCGGCTTGCCACCCCCGGCCTTAACTCTACCCGGATGGTAGACAAGGCCGAAAGAACCGGATTGGTTCAAGGGTGGAGGGAAAGGAACCGGAATGGTGAGGCAGTCACGATTGGAATGGGAGGCGTCGCGGGGTAGCCGGGATGGGGTAGGAATGGCTGGGTAGTAGGTAGCGGGGATGGATAACGGGTTAGGCAGCCGGATAGACGAGGGGCGAGAGGATGGCGAGCCAGACAACGGCTGGGGGTGCGAGGCGAGGGGCGAGAGGTAGCTGGATCGGTGTCGAGAGGCCGGGCGGGATGCCGGGGGTAGCGGGATGGATAGCAGGGAGCGGCTGAGGTCAACGGGGGTTTGGCTGGAGAGGTCAGTTATCCTAGTATTTCCAATCCATTTTTTTTTTAGAAGGAACCACCCCCCGTGAGAACGCAAAACCTCCGGGGGATTAGGGTGAGCCCTGTTGTTCTATCCGCTACGGATGGGGATGCGGGTGAGGGTCTAGAAATGACACATGGGGGGCTAGGGGCATACTCAGGGGATTGGACAGGATCGGAGCCGGGG